AGTAACAGGGACTTTAGTAATAGTATAATGTCAAAAATAGAAGTAGATGCAATTGATAAACAAAGTGGTTCAACCTTAACATTAGGTGGATCAGGCACAGCAGTTACACTTGCGTGCGGCGCTACTCAAACAGGTTTCGGTAGAACAGGAACAGTAGACTGGAATACAACTCCAAAGACAGCTACATTTACTGCAGTATCTGGAGACGGTTTTTTTGCAAACACAACAGGTTCCGCTTTTAATATGAATTTACCAGCAGGTTCTGCTGGAGCAATAGTATCAGTAGCAGATTACGCAGGTACTTGGCAAACAAATAATGTGACAGTTGTACCAAATGGTACAGATAAAATTGGTGGAATTAATTCAAGTGTAACATTAAACACAGAAGGTCAATCAGTAACTTTCGTATTTGTAGATTCAACTCAAGGTTGGGTCAACGTTCAAGATTCAACATCAAATGAAAGAGCAGAATCTTTTATATGTGCATCAGTTAGTGGTGCTTGTAATACTTTAGTAACAGCACCTTGTTGTGCTAATACTAAAATAGCAACTTTTACAGGACCTGGAGATTTTACAGTTAATACAATAGCATCAATTGCAGCAAATAATGTAGTTTCACATTTAGTAATAGCTGGTGGTGGAGGATCAGGTTCAAAAGGATCCGGAGGTCCAGGCGGAGTTGGTGGAGGTGGAGCAGGTGGTTATAGAGAAGTTAATAGTCCATCAGCACCTTTTTCTGCAAGTCCTTTAAATGGTTATCCGTCAGCTCCTAATAGAGTTACACTTACAGCAGCAACTTTTCCAATAGTAGTAGGTGGTGGTGGTGCTGGTGGCGCTGCACCTGGAACTATAGGTACTAATGGTGCTGTTTCAACTTTTTCAACAATTACATCTGCAGGCGGAGGTGGAGGTTCACATTCTCCCTCACCTGCTACTGGAGCAGCTGGTGGATCTGGAGGCGGTGGTAATGGTGGTAATAGTACTGCAGGAGGAGCCGGTAATACACCTCCGGTAAGTCCAGCACAAGGTAAAGATGGTGGACTAGCTGGTAATGCTGGTGGTGGAGGTGGTGGAGCTACAGCTTGTGGTGCAGATAAAGGAAGCCCTGTAAACTTAGCGGGACCAGGAGGAGCAGGAGCAACAAATTCAATAACAGGTTCACCTGTTGCAAGAGCTGGTGGTGGTGGTGGTGGCGGTTATTGTGGTGGACCATTAGGAACTGGAGGAGCTGGTGGTGGTGGAGCTGGAACAACAGGACCCAATGCTGGAGCAGGAACAAATGGAACAGATAATTTAGGTGGAGGAGCTGGTGGTAGAGGAGGCCCATCACCGGGATCTAATACAGCTGGTTCAAATGGTGGTTCTGGTATAGTAATAATAAGGTATAAATTTCAATAATTATGACAAGTAAAATAAAAGTAGATAATATAAATAAAGTTTCAGATGATTCAAACATCATCAAA